GAACTAGAAGAAGCAACATTTGGGCGAGGCAAGTGGTTTGATTTGCAGGATGATATGCTTGACCAAGACCCTAGTGAGGCAGAATATGTCCGTAATCTTTTACAAGAAGATTTAGAAAAAACTGGTGTCAAGGATGCGATTGCAGAGGTATTTCTCAACGGAGCAATCTACGGAACTGGTATTGCAAAGGTTTTAGTAGACCAAAATATAGAAAGAGCACCAGCAGAAGCACCTGTAGATGGTTCTATGACAGGAACAAGAGAAGTTACAGAATATCCAGTTATAGATGTACGCATTGAACCTATATCTCCAAAAGAATTTCTCATTGACCCTGCTGCAAATTCTATAGATGAGGCTTTGGGTGTCGCCCACGAAGTCATTAAACCTAGATATCATGTAGTTGCAGGTATTCAATCTGGAGCATATCGTGATGTACCACTTGATGGTGATTATGATACTGTTAAGATGGGTTTTGATTCAGAAACAAGACAGGCAGACGAGTCTGATTCCGTAAAAATTACAGAATATTGGGGATTAGTACCAAAAAGATTCCTTAAAAAGAAGGCTGATAAAGACGACTTCGAGTATTCCAAGAAAGATGAGTTAGTCGAGGCGGTTGTTACAATATGTAATGATGAATATATCCTTAGAGTAGAGGAAAACGCCTTTATGATGGTCGACAGACCATTTATTTCCTACCAACACGACATTGTACCCAATAAATTTTGGGGTAGGGGTGTGTGCGAGAAAGGATATAACCCACAAAAAGCACTAGATGCAGAGATGAGGGCGAGAATTGACTCATTGGCGATGACTACTACACCAATGATGGCTGCCGATGCGACTCGATTACCAAGAGGAACGAAATTCGAGATTCGTACAGGTAAAACTGTACTCACTAATGGTAATCCTAGAGAGGCTATCATGCCTTTGGATATGGGAGTAACAGACCAATCGACATTTAATCAAGTAGCTAGTCTACAGAACATGATTCAGATGGGTACAGGTAGTGCAGATATGTCTATGCCACAGCAAGAAACTGCATCTGGCATGAGTATGATGCAATCTGCTTCAATTAAAAGACAGAAACGCACATTAATGAATTTTCAAAACACATTCCTTATTCCGATGATTAATAAGGCGATGTGGAGAAAGATACAGTTCGATGTAGACCGCTATCCAGTAACAGATTACAAATTCGTACCTTATTCCACTATGGGAATTATGGCAAAAGAGTTGGAAATGCAGCAAATGGTACAGATGTTACAGTCTATGCCCAAAGATTCACCTGCATTTAATGTGATTTTACTGGCAATGTTGCAAAATTCCAGTATTCATAACCGAGATGCTATTGTTGCTGCCCTACAAGAAGGACAGCAGACTAATCCACAGTTAGAACAAATGCAACAAGCAGCATTAGAGGTACAGATGCAACAAGCACAAGCAACTGTACAGAAAACTTTGGCAGAGGCTAGAGAAGAGGATGCAAAGGCTATGAAGTGGCAGTCTGAAGCTATGACTAACCAGCCAACTGAATTTGATGCAGCAGAAAGACAGTTAAATATGGCGAAAACAGCTATTAATTTAGAGAAAACCAAGGCAGATGTTGCTAGACAGCGTTCTGAAACAGCAAGAAATGTACCAGAAGTAGAACATTTGAAATCTGAAACTATATTAAACCTAGCTAAAGCAAAAGCTGCTGGTAGAGATGTACCCATAAGACAAAGAATACAATAAGTTATGCCAAAAACCGATATAAAGTTCCTAGAGGATAGGATGTCCATGATGGAAACTGAAGGATGGTATGACCTAATAGAAGATTTTAAAAATTTAGAGGAGAGTGCTTCAAGTATTAATAGCATAAACTCTGAGCAAGACCTTTGGTTCGCCAAGGGTCAGTTGATGGTTGTGAATTTAATTCTAAGTTTACAGTCAGCGACAAACCTAGCGTTGGAAGAATCTGATAACCAGAATCCAACATAATATAACTTCATAACCCTAAGAGGGCGGAGAAAAAATGAGTATAGTAGTAGAAAAACCAACGGAAGATGCACCTATAACAGAAACACAGGAAGTTCAAGCGGAAGCAGTAGAAGGCAATATTGCTGAACCCGAAAAAACCGAAGAGATAGATGGTAATTATGAAATTCCAGAAAAGTATGCGGGTAAGTCGATGCAAGAGGTTATTGAAATGCACCAGAATGTCGAACAGGCATTTGGTAAACAAGGAAGTGAAGTTGGAGAACAACGGAAGTTAATCCAGAGTTTACTTGAGGCACAAAATAAACAAACTACTATAGAAGAGCCACAGGAAGAGCCAGTTAATTTTGAAGATGCTTTTTATTCTGACCCTGCACAAGCAGTCAATTCAGCAATAGAGAATCATCCAGATGTTATAAAGGCTAGAGAAGAAAGAGTCTTATCAGCACAACAACAACAGTTGAGTGTGTTAGAAAAGTCTTACCCAGATTGGCAAAAGCGTGTCCAAGACAAGCAATTCCAAGATTGGGTGGGCAAATCTAAGATAAGAACAGAAATGTTCCGTAAAGCAGATTCTGAATATAATCCAGATTACGCTATTGAACTCTTTGATATGTACGATAAAATCAATATGATTGATAAGACAAAGGAAGTTCAAAAGCAAGAGAAGGAAAAATCAAAAAAAGCATTACGAAAAACCGTTTCAGAAACTCGTTCTACTACTTCTGTTGGTGGCAAGAAAATGTACAGAAGGGCTGATTTAATCAACCTTCAAGTTACAGACCCTAGACGATATGAGTCGTTGGCTGATGAAATTCAGTTAGCGTATGCAGAAGGTAGGGTTAAATAATCATTTTATAGGAGAAGTAAAATGGGATTAGGAACAAACCAAGTTGGTGTTGCTGTCGCTAATAACTTTATCCCCGAGTTGTGGAGCGATGAAGTTATAGGTGCATACAAATCCAATTTAGTGGTTGCTAATTTAGTTACTAAGCTATCTCACAAAGGAAAGAAAGGTGATACTATTCACATTCCTGTTCCTGCGAGAGGAAGTGCAAGTGCTAAAGCAGTAAACACACAGGTTACATTATCAGCAGCTACGAATAGTGTTGTAAATGTATCTATTGACCAACATTACGAGTATTCAAAACTGATTGAGGATATTGCAGAGGTTCAAGCATTAGCTTCAATGAGGAAGTTCTACACAGATGATGCAGGGTACGCTCTCGCAACACAAGTAGATACTAAATTGTTTTCTCTTGGTGAAGGTTTACAAGGTGGAACAGTAGGTGGCTCTGGTGCTGCTGCTTGGGAAACTGCGGTTATCGGTTCAAACGGTAGCACAGCTTACACAGGCAACTCAACCAATGCTGCTGATATTACAGATGCAGGAATCAGACGAATGATTCTTACATTAGATAATGCTGATGTACCAATGGACAATCGTTCATTGATTATGCCACCAATCGCTGCAAATGACCTACTAGGTATCAACAGATTTACTGAACAACAGTTCATTGGTTCTGGTGATGCTATCCGTACAGGTAAGATTGGTCAAATATATGGTGTAGATGTATTTGTTACATCTAACGCACCTACCCCAGCAGGTACTGATAGAGCTGGAATGTTACTACACAAAGATGCTCTAGTTCTAGCGGAACAGCTTGGGGTGCGTTCGCAGACTCAATATAAACAGGAGTACCTTGGTGATTTATTCACTTCAGACACTATTTATGGTGTTGCTGAATTGCGTAATGATGCAGGTGTTGCTTTTGTTGTACCGGGCAGCTAATCAGTAGTTAGTTAATCGTAACCCCTTCTAACGAGGGGGTTATTCTGAATTAATTAGGGGTAACTATGCCTTTTTATGATTATCAATGTAAACATGGTCATGTCTTTGAAGAACTATGTTCTATGTCAGATAGAAATAAAAAGAAAGAATGTCCAGAATGTGGTTCAAAGGGTAGTGTAATCATCTCAGTCAATAAATCTCGCCCTCATTTTGGCAATATAGATACGCAATGGAATATGCGTGAACGCAAACGCTTAAGCGAAACAGACAAGAAAGGTAAATATAGGAATAAATTTAGTGGACATATTTAAAGACAGTTGCGACCATGACTCTACAGAAAACTTAGAGTTAGAAAGGTTTAAAGCAAAACTTAGAGAGATTTGGACAAGGATGCTTGAGGAAACTTATGCTAAATATCCTGTTGATGGTGTTTCAAAAGAACATTATATGGAACATAATGCTATTAAGTTTGCAGATGAACCAGAAATGGAAGATGAATTAGAGAACCTAATGGCTATGCTTGATGAGTTATTAGACCCTAAAGAAGAAATAGAGGGCGTAAAGTCTGAAGGCAAAGCACCTACCTACAAAGGTGGTGGGCTTAAATCAAATAACGAAAAAGGAAAAATAGAGGCAACAGTATATGAAGTTAATCACAAGGCTACAAAAACTCCAAGCGATTCTCGTTCTGGAGGTAAAGGTGGCTCGTATGAGGGTACGCCTAGCGGTAAAATCTCTCAAAAGAAAGATGCGAGGGTTATTAGAAGTTTCTCACCGATGGCTGAAAGTTTTAAAGATGAACTCAAAAGTTTAATAGAAAGACAGGCTATTGCTAAAAGACGACAGTTGTTTAGATAATGGCTATATTCTGGAAAAAGGCAAAGGCTCTGGCAATGTTAGCCAATAGAAGGCAATGGACAAGAGAGTTTGACCCTGTTGAAACTACTGCACAGGAAATACTGATGGAACATCTAGCTGGTTACTATCTTGCTACAGAAGCCTCTGACCCAGCAACACCAACATATATTATTACGGAGTAAATAATGGCACAAACTAAAGTATCAGATTTAACAGCATTAACTACAACGGATGGTGCGGAAGAATTACTCATTAATGATGGTGGTACTTCCAAGAAAGTTACTATTGATAATGTACTACACGACAATTCAATAAGAGCCGAACACTATGTAGATGGTAGTATTGCTACTGCTCATTTAGCAGATGGAGCAATTACAGCACCCAAGATTGCAGATGGTACTGTAGTTGCAGCAGAGATAGCAGATAATGCAGTTACAACAGCCAAGATAAATGCTGATGCTGTTACTGGAGCAAAGATAGCTGATAACGCTATTGATTCAGAACATTACACAGACGGAAGTATAGATAATGCTCATATCGCAGACGATGCTATAGACTCAGAGCATTATGCAGCAGCTAGTATTGATAATGAACATCTAGCAGATAACGCTGTTGATACAGCAGAAATTGCAGATAATGCAGTTACTCTTGCTAAGATGGCAAGTGGTACTGATGGTAATATAATTAGTTATGATGCCTCTGGTAATCCAGTTGCGATTGCTACTGGCTCAGATGGACAAGTATTAACAAGTGCTGGTGCTGGACAACCTCCAGCTTTTGAAACATCACCCTCTGGTGTAACCACTTTTGGAGGATTAACTGATGTTTCAATGGACATCACAAACTTCACTGATTCATTACTCATCCAAACTAATTCAGATGGTTCTGCTCCAACAACAGGAACGCTATCTACAGCAACAGGAAATACTGGAATAGGTAAAAGAGTATTTCTTGCTTTAACAAGTGGTGACACAAATACTGCTTATGGATATAATTCTATGGCTGCACTTACTACAGGTTCTAATAATGTAGGACTTGGTGCTGGTTCTTTAGAGTCTAACACAACTGCCTCTAATAATGTTTCTATTGGTTATCAAGCTTTATATGTTAACACTACAGGTGCAGAACTTACAGCAGTAGGTTATCAAGCTGGTATAGCAAACACAACTGGAACTAGATTAACAGCTATAGGTTATCAAGCTGGTCTAGCTAATACTACTGGTGTTGAAAATACATTTATTGGTAGAAAAGCTGGTCTAGCTAATACAACTGCTGCAAATAATACAGTGGTAGGTTCTTATGCTTTTGTCACAAATACTACAGGTGATGATAATGTTGCTATAGGTAAAAGTGCTTTATTAGCTAACACTACAGGTGCTCAAAATGTAGCAATAGGCAAGGGTGCTCTAATAGCTAATACTACAGCAAATGATAATACTGCTATTGGTTATGAAGCTCTATACGATAATACAACTGGTGCTAATAATACAGCATTAGGTAAACGAGCTGCATATAACATTACAACAGGTGATGATAATACTGCATTAGGACAAGACTCACTATATACCGCAACTACAGCTTCAGACAATACTGCGGTTGGTTTTCAAACTCTTTATTCTAATACATCTGGTGAAGATAATGTAGCATTTGGTTGGAATGTTCTTTTTGATAATACTACAGCATCTAACAATACAGGTCTTGGTTCAAGTTCTCTACAACAGAATACCACAGGTGCTGATAACACAGCAGTTGGTTATAAATCTTTATATGCTAACACTACAGGCGAACAAAATGTTGCAGTAGGTACAAGTGCTTTGCAATCAAACACTACAGCAATTCATAATACAGCAATAGGCTATAAAGCTATGTATACGCACGCTACAGGTAATGATAATACTGCGGTTGGACAAGAAGCTCTATATACTAATAATGGTGGAACTGGAAATACTGCAATAGGCAGAAGGTCAATGAAACTTAATACTACTGGTATTAGTAACACAGCAGTTGGAGAATATTCTTTACATACTTCAACTGGAAATTATAATGTTGCAGTTGGTCAAAATGCTTTATATGCTAATACTACAGGTACTGAAAATACTGCAATTGGTAAAGATAGTATGGATAGCAATACTACAGGTAGTAGTAATGCAGCATTAGGGGTTGATTCATTACAAAATAACACTACAGGTTCTTATAATGCAGCAATTGCTCGAAGTTCATTAAGTGCTAATTCCACAGGAAGTAATAATGTAGCTGTAGGTTATTATGCACTATTACAAAATACAACTGCTTCTAACAACACAGCAGTTGGAAAAGAGGCTTTAAAAGAAAACACTACAGGTCAATATAATACTGCAGTTGGTCAAGGAGCTTTAGATGCTAATACTACAGGCGGATGGAGTACAGCAGTAGGTAGAAGTGCTTTAACAGCAGCTACTACAGGTGGTCAAAATACAGCAGTAGGTTCAAGTGCTTTAGCTGCAGTTACTACAGCAGAAGGCAATGTAGGTGTGGGTAATAATGCTGGTTTATCTATTACTACAGGTACAGGTAATGTTGCAGTTGGTAATAACGCTTTAGATGCTAACACTACAGCAAATAATAACACAGCAGTTGGTCACTCTTCTTTAGGAGCTAATACTACAGGTACTATAAACACAGCAGTTGGTTATGACACTTTAACAGTTAATACTACAGGCTCTTATAATACAGCAATGTCACCAGCAGCCTTAGATGCTAATACTACTGGTAGTTACAATACAGGAATTGGTTATCGAGCTTTATCAGCTAATACTACAGCCTCTTATAATACAGCAATAGGTTATAACTCATTAGAATTAAATACTACAGGTGCTAATAATGTAGCAGTAGGTAGACAGGCTTTACAAGCTAACACTACAGGTGCTAATTGTACAGCTATTGGTTTAAATGCTTTAACAGCTAACACTACTGCTAATACCAATACTGCTGTTGGTAAAGATGCTTTAGCAGCTAATACTACTGGTGAGAAAAATATTGCTGTTGGGTTTCAAGCCGGTTTAACATCAACAACTGTATCTGCCAATACTGCTTTAGGGTATAAAGCATTAAAAGTTAATACAGGTGCTAGTAACACAGCAGTAGGCTCTGAGGCTTTAACATTAAATACTACAGGTGCTGATAATGTTGCAACTGGCATTTATGCGTTAGTAGCTAATACTACAGGTGATAATAATGTAGCAGCTGGTTATAATGCTTTAGGTGGTAATACTACAGCTGATGATAATGTAGCTATTGGTTACAGAGCTTTACAAGCTAATACTACAGCTTCTGAAAATACAGCAGTTGGCAAAAGTGCTTTAGCAGCTAATACTACAGGTACTCGTAATGTTGCTATGGGTCACGAAACTTTAGATGCAAATACGACAGGTAGTTATAACACAGCAATAGGTCAGAGAGCATTAACAGTTAATACCACAGCAGATAGTAATACAGGTATTGGTTATTCTGCTTTATATAATACTTCAACAGGTGCTGATAATACCGCAGTTGGCAGAAGTGCTTTACAAGAAAATGCTACAGGTCATAGTAACACAGCAGTTGGTAAAAGTGCTTTAGACGCTAACACTACAGGGCATAGTCTTACAGCAATAGGTGAGTCTGCTTTGGGGTCTAATACTACAGCTAATCATAATGTAGCAGTGGGTAGAGAGGCTTTAGCAGCCAATACTACAGCAGCAGATGGTGTAGCAGTTGGAAGAGAGGCTATGAAATCTAATACTACAGGTGGTAGTAATACTGCTTTAGGTAAGAGTGCTTTAATGGATAATACTACTGGACTTTATAATACTGCAGTTGGTTGGCAATGTTTAGCAAATAATACTACAGGATATTGGAATGTTGCAATGGGTTATTCTGCTGGAATAAGTTT